TCTCCTTCTTGTTTCCATTTCAATTTACCATTACAAGCCTCAAAAAATGTCCCTGTGTTTTGTGTAGGGTTTCCTGTGGCTAACCATCTAGCCCCATCTGTGGACATAGCACCAGAAAATGTAGTCCAAATAATAGGCGGTATTCCTGATGCTTCGTCAAATATGCCTAAAACGTGTTCTTCGTGCGTACCAGCAAACGATTCAGGGTTATTTTCATTCCAAGTTATGCCTTGAGCAAAAGCTGTGGGATCATTAGCCCTCATAAACTTTGTGGCTGTCCAATCAAACCAATCCCTGTTTCTTGCTTTGTTGTTTACTTTAGCTACTTCACGCCACAATTTAGTTGTTAATTGGGTTTCTGTGTTGGCGGTCGCCACAATTTGTGGGCGAGGGCGAGTTGCTAAAAACCAATGTATCATAGCGGCACACAAAGCCGTTTTGCCTACTCCGTGTCCAGACTGCACGGCTACTCTCCTGTAATTAACTATATCGTTAGCTACGTTTTGTTGCCACTCAGCGGGTTTCATTCCCAATATATCTTCCATATAACCGCACGGGTCATCGTGGTAATTCTCTACCACAAATTTGATGAAGTCTGGGTGATTTGTAGAGGTTTTCTTTGTGTAATTACTGCGAACGCTCATTGTTTCATTATTACCATAATTTTCTAAAATTTTAATTTTATTTTTTTTTCAACAGTACCGACTCTGACGAGGGGGTCTTCTGGAGACCGATCCCCCCCCCTAATGTAAAATTGTAAAAAAACCCATTTTGAGCGTCCTAGTCGTTTTTATTGTCTGCTGATTGTCTCAAGTTTTCTATAAACTTGTCTTTTGAAATGTCTTTATATTCAGTAGCTTCAATAACTTGCGGTTGTTTCCTTTGCTTAATTTGCTCGTATAACTCGCTTATAATCTCAGTTGGGCTGTTAATCACCTCAATTTCAGTCTTTTCAGTCTTATGGAGTCGTGATCTATCCAAAAACGTCTGAATCGCTGTCAAACGGGTTTTTTCAGCCGTTTCAGAGTTGTATATTATGTCCGTTAATACTCTTAAAACTCCAGCAATATTGCCGTCAATGTAGGTCTTAGCGTCTTTTTCTAGAATGGCTGTAAATTGGTCATTTTGCAGTAATTCCTTGCTTTTCTTGTAAATATGGGAGTCTGAATAACCTAGCTTTTTGAGGGCTTGTCTCAAATTGCCTAATTCAAAGTATAATCCACTAATTTTCTCTAATTCCTTTAAATCCATAATTTATGATAATTTAACTATATTAATATATTGTTTATTATCAGCGTTTACAACATACATAAACTACGCTAAATTACCCTAAATGAATGAATCATTAATGAAAGGAATCATAATGAATAAATATCACGAAGATCGTATAAAGGCGGTTGCTGATAAGATCATAAAGTTAATGGAAGATGAAGGTGAAAATTGGTTTAAACCATTTTCAAGATATACTAAAATTAATTCTACTAACTTTTTAAGCAACAAACCTTTTAACATTGTAAGCGGTAATAATTATTCTGGCTTTAATGTTTTAAACTTAACACTAGAACAATTGGTTTACTCGACTCCAGCTTGGGTTACTTTTAAACAAGCGAAGCAGTTGGGCGGATCAGTTTTAGAAGGTGAGAAAGGGACTCCAATTTGTTTTTTTTCTCAAGTATCAAAAAAGAATGAAGATGGAGACGACTCATTTTATCGACTATTAAAATGGACTAATGTGTTTAACTTGGATCAAACGAATTTAAACGCTGAAGACTTAATTAAAAAAATAGTTGATAAGAATAAAGCTCGTAAAGATGAAGATTTAAAAATTTATAATGAGCGTAAAATTGCAACAATCGACTCAATAGATCAATTCGTAAAAAACACGAAGGCGGACATAAGACATACGGACGCTGGACGCTGTTATTTTGTACCTAGTCAAGATTATATCAATATGAGTCCGCTTGATACTTGGAGCGGTAAAGGTGATATATCGGCTCAAGATTTTTATTACTCAGTATTGATGCACGAGCTGACTCATTGGACAGGACACAAAAGCCGACTCAATAGAGACGACTCTAACCCTTTTAAAAATGAGAACGCTCACAATCAATATGCTTTTGAGGAATTGGTAGCCGAGTTTGGCTCGGCTTTTATGTCGGCTACGCTTGGAATGACTAAGACTCCAATAGAAAATCATAGTCAATATCTTGCAGGTTGGATCAAAGGATTAAAGGACAAACCATCACTACTAATGAAGGCAACGGCACAAGCTCAAAAGGCGTGTGATTTAATGTATAGCTTTCAAGATGCTCAACCTTTAAAAGCGGTTGCTTAATGGCTGATTTAGCAATCAAACAGTACACAAATGACTCTCAAACACTCACGCCTATTTCTAGGCGTGGGGAGTCTTTTGTAAATTTACAATTACATAAACAAACAACCACAATTCAAGGAAACTCGATCGCTCGAATAATACCAAACAAGAATCTTTCTAGCGTGTTAGCTCGTATTAAATCACTTTCTTTAATTGTAAAAATCGGAGACTAAAAAATGGCAAGTTATAAATTTAATATAGGCATATATGAATTACGGCAATGTTATGGCGGAGCGGAAGAGGGTGGCTGGTACTATGAAGACGGTGAGAAAATTAAAGAAATTAATAAGTCTTTTTTATTGCCTGAGTTAGCTGAGAAATATGCTAACCGTCTTTACAATTGCCTACAAAATAAACCACAATTAATTCTAAAGCGTGAGAATAAATATCACACAACCCAAGCTGAAACCGATGAAGATATTTGTAGAGGCGAGTCATTCGGTAATGCTGATTATGACGTTAAAATATCACAAGAGCCATTAAGTGATTATTGGCTGACTGAGCGTCCTTATTATTCTTAATTATAGAGAGGAATAAAAAAAATGATTACAATTGATGAAACAGCTTTTAAGTATGATGAAATTGAATCACACTTTAAAGACTACATATTAGAAAATGGAGAATACCTAAAAGAAAACGATACCTATTTTCTAGATGAAATACACCATCACGCCTACAATCAAGATTATTACATCATAGGAAATTATGAGGCTAAAAAATGGTGTGGGGACTCTGTATTTGATATTATCGAAGTTATTAGAGAATATGAGTCTATTAACTTTGGAGAAGTCTCAACAGATTTTTCTAGCCCTGAAAAAGTAGTTAATATGTACGCCTACATCATCGGAGAGCATATTGTTTATGAATGGCGTGAACAATACGAGTTAGTTGAAGCAATCAGTAAATTTGTAAATTTATTTATTAATAAAGGTAAATATGAATATGTTTGATGACAGAATATTTTTTGTTTTGTTAGTCATAGGCGTATTAATTTTAATCGTATGACTATTTTATTATTTACTTGGATATTACTAGCCATTGTAGGTTTTATTTTATGGGGCTATTTAATATTAAATGATAAAGAATTTTTAAATGAAATCAGGAAACTTTTTAAATGAGTGATGACTTTCACTTTGGATTAAATAAAAACAAAGTACCCACAAAAGCAAGTATGCCAGCGAATGACTGTATTAGGACTCGCTGGTATGGGTATTTGAGACGCATAGCAAAAGAAATTGAACAAGAAAAAATTGAACAGCAAATTATTGATGAAATGGACTTTATAATTGAGCAACAGGAATTGGAAAAAAGAAATTACAGTTTTAGAACGTGGCTATTCAATAACAAAATTAATAGCAACGATCACAATATAAAAGATTTAAAAGCCCGTGCGGACACTAGCATATTTAGATATATGAAAAATGACGGCTTATATATTGACTCTGATTTAATTCCGCAAATGGTTGGTGAAGGTTGGATAACTGAAGAACAATCTAAAGAAAATGCTTCAATAGACATATTAATAGAATTTTACGACCACAACCCAATAAACCCAAATTTTGATACATATTATGATTAATTTTAATACAAAAAAAAGAAAGATTAAAACTTATAAAAAAAGTGATTGGCTATTAATCACACCTATTAAAAAAAGAAAAATTCCGCACGATTGGAGACAAGGTCTTACGACTAGCTATTGGTATAATGAAAAAAGTAAACAATGGCTGACAGTACCAATGGAAGAAATGTTTTATATTATGATTGGTAGAAAAGGCAAATTATATAGTACGTCTTATTTTGCAAAAAAAAGCGGTTATCTTTCACCATTTACTAGATTGAGAAAATTATGATTAAAAGAATTTTACAGTTTCTTTTTAACAGAAAGAAAAAACAGAGTAGGGACTATCTTTACACTTTAACAATGAAACCAAAAAAGGAGAATGAAAAATGAAGTTAAAAATAAATAATGTTCAATATCATAGAAACGGAATAAGCGGTATGCCGTTTTATGCTGTTAATTTTGATGATAAAGAAATTGGAAATATGATTGGAATTGTTTTTCCTAAGTATGATCCAGACA